CACTATGAACGATTCAAATTGGGTAATTAATGCTTATACATTCAAAGCTGGCTATTATCAGTTAGCAGAATTTGCAAGTGGTCTTAGTCATGCTCATGCTGATAAGTTCTTCAAACAACTCCGCGATACAAACAAATTTGCAAAACTTGAAATGGTTAAATTAAACGCATATGAGTAGCAAATTAGCTGTTGACTTTATGTTAACAGTAGTGTATAAAGAGAGTAGAAAAGGAGAACTTAATATGACATTTACTTACTCAGCTGACCTCATTTCAGACCTTCACAAAGATGCTTATGGTTTTCGTCCTCGCGGTCGGTTCTTTGATGATTGGGCTGAAGCTTCTGATGTTGAAAAGCAAGAGATGTGGGATATTATGACTGCTACTCTGGAAGCTAATAGTAAAGCTGAGCAAGAGCAAGCGTTGAAAGATGTTGCGCAGATGGAGGCAGATATCGCAGTCTACATAACATTTGGTGCTCGCGATCGTGCAGATGCTCTTCGTTGGATGACTCAGAACGAGACATTTTTTCATTCTCAGTGCGTTGAAGGTTGGGTCTGGCAAAAAGGGATCCTATTCACAAAATATGGTAAAGCTCTGGTTCAAGAGCTTCTCCAGGTAGTTAAATATAATAATACGGAGGCAGCGTAATTAACTGTTGACCTTATCATAACAATGATGTATGTTAGGGTATAGATATTATATAATGGAGAAGTTAAAATGGCACATGAAGTAGAAATCGTAGACGGTGTAGCTCAAATGGCTTATGCAGGTGAAACACCTTGGCATGGTTTGGGTACACAAGTATCTAATGATCTTACTCCTGCACAAATGCAGAAAAAAGCTGGCTTGGACTGGACTGTAAGTGAATATGAATCATACGTTGTAGTAGATGGTCGCAGGGTCCCTACCGGTCAGAAGTCTCTGGTTCGTTCATCAGACAACGCAGTCTTGACTAATGTTGGAAAGGGTTGGAACCCTGTACAGAACTCAGAAGCGTTTGAATTCTTCTCAGAGTACGTATTGGCTGGTGACATGGAAATGCACACAGCAGGTTCTTTGAAAGATGGCAAGAATGTATTTGCTCTTGCAAAAGTAAAAGAATCATTCACTATCCTCGGCGAAGACCAAGTTGATTCATACTTGTTGTTCTCTAACCCCCACGAGTATGGCAAAGCTATCGATGTTCGCTTTACTCCTATCCGTGTTGTATGCAATAACACATTGACATTCTCATTGCAGTCCAAGTCTAAGAATGCTGTTAAGATGAACCACCGCACTGTGTTTAACCCCGATATGGTTAAAGAGCAGATGGGTATTGCCCATGAGAAGTTTGCGCAGTACAAAGAGATGGCAGAGTTCTTGAGCACAAAGCGTTTCTCAGTAGATGCTCTGATGAACTACTACAATGACGTGTTTCCTCACACATACAGCAAAGGCAAAGAAGTCAAAGTTGTTGAGGACCTGACTAAGAATGCAAAGGCAGCTATGGATGTTCTTTATACACAGCCTGGTGCTTATCTTGGTGGTGGCACCTGGTGGCAGGCTCTTAACTCTGTAACATATATGACCGATCACATGATGGGTCGTAATGCAGAGTCTCGTATGCAGTCTGCATGGTTTGGTCAGAACCAAGTTCGTAAGATGGTAGCTGTAAACAAAGCTGTAGAATATGCTACAGCATCCTAAGGAGTGATATGATGGGATTTGTCAACATAAAAAAAGACCCCCAGAAGATTTATGAGGGCTCATCTGAAACAGACCTGGCGATGATAAATCGCTGGGTCACCAATATCAATAAAGATTTGCGCGACTCTGGGTTTGAAGAACATCAAGCAAAAGTTGAACTTGTGGGTAAAAGCGCTTATATAAAATCTTATAAATAGCTGTAAAGTATATTCACATGGGGTCCAACATGAAGTCTTTCTACGAACATTTGACTGAAGCATCAGGTCAGGGTGGTTATGATTACGAAGATAAAGTCAACGGTCATCTAAAGAAGCACGGACTTCAAGATAAGAACCAGAAGAGTGCTGGTGCATCAGCCACAGCTCCCGATGGAACACTTCATGCTGGCGGCAAACACCACAACCTAGAGATCAAGAAAGACTCTAAGGCCATGATGGGTCAGATTGGCATGCACCACGATGGCAAATCTTGGACAGTAAAAGCATCTTCAAAAAAGAAATATCCCATCACAGCCAAGCATGTTGAGAAACATATGGTCCCCCATATGAATAAAAAGATTGGCAAGCCTTCTGGTGATTATCAGAAAGACCGTAAGGAGCATGGTAACTTGTACCATACTGTGAAAGGTACAGATGCAATTAAAGACCATTATGGCAAAGACAGAAAGTGTCCTTACATTCAAATTGGTAAGTCTGGTTTGCATCATACAGATAAAGATCATGGCAAAGTTGGCACCAAGGCGTTGAACGGTGATACACAATTCCGTATGAGAGTTAAGTATCATGGTAAGAATAAGACGTCTGGCACAGCAAACTATAGCCACACAGTGTTGTTCAACCTTCACAATCACAAGCCTTCCCATATCGATCTTGAGCACCACGCTGCAGACATCGCTAAAAAACATGCAATGAAATCATGAATTTCAAAGATTTTATAACTGAGCAAAAAAATACTCATATGACTCACATTGAGGATAAGGTTCTCTACGGTGGTGTCAATGGTACACGTCAAGCTATTATGGCTCTTAGAGAGTTGAGAGATATGCTTGGCGGTGTGCATAAGGGCTCTGTATCAGTAAAATGGGACGGAGCTCCTGCTGTTTTTGCTGGAATAGATCCTACTGATGGAAAGTTCTTTGTTGCAAAGAAAGGTATCTTTAACAAGAACCCGAAGGTCTACAAGACAGATGCAGACGTAGATGCTGACACCTCTGGTGAACTAGCAGCTAAGTTAAAAATGTCTCTAAAGTACTTCTCAAAACTTGGTATTAAAGGTGTTGTTCAAGGCGATTTACTGTTTACAAATGATATTAAGAAGGCTACAATAGCAGGTAAGAAGTATATTACATTCCATCCTAATACCATTTTGTATGCGGTTGACGCTGACTCTAAAGAAGCTAAAGCTCTCCGCAAGGCAAAGATAGGTGTTGTGTGGCATACTTCCTATACAGGTAGTTCGTTTGAGTCTATGAAAGCCTCATACGGAGTGGATGTATCTAAGTTTACAAACAACTCTGATGTATGGTCGCAAGATGCAATGCTACGCGATCTTACTAGAGCTACAATGAGCAAAAGGGACACAGAACAAGTCAATGAGTATCTTAGTCAAGCTGGAAAACTATTTAACAAAATTGCTGGAAGTACGCTTCGGGAGCTCCAGTCAAACCCCCTCTTATCTCAATCCATCGAAACGTACAACAATACCTTCGTCAGAAGCGGCACTATCGTTACTGATACAAAAAGACACACAGAAGGACTAATCAAGCACATAAGAAACAAGTTTCAAAAGGAGATAGATACTCGTAAGACAGATAAAGGCAAAAAAGCTCAAGAGGCTAAACGCGATGATCTGTTGAAGTTCTTTTCTCCTGCCAACAAAGCCAGTCTTATTATGATGTTTGAACTTCAAAAGATGATTGTATTAGCTAAATTAAAACTTATAAATAATCTCAATAAACTATCTAAACTTGATACATTTGTAAAAACTCGGAATGGATATAAAGTAACAGGCGAAGAGGGCTATGTTGCTATTGACAAACTGGGTGGTGATGCTGTTAAGATTGTTGATCGTATGGAATTTTCATACAACAACTTCTCGGCCGATATACTTAAAGGATGGGACAAAGCTGGGAAGTAAAATGGCAAAACTTGGATTCAAAGATTTTTTAAATGTGGATTATGCTCCTGGTGAGCCTGATCAAATAAAAAAGAACGCAAAGCGGCGTAAGGTATCTGATGTTGAAGAAGCTCAACAAGCAGAATTAGAAATGCTACATCGGAGCTCACGTCGTCGGATGAAAGAAGATGTAGAACCTCTTGATGAAGTATCTAAAGAGGGTACTATACGTGTTATTGATCTGGCTAGACAAAAAAATCCTACAGTTAGAAAACATCTTAATGTTGACAAAGCTGGTAATAAAGGGTATCAAGTGCAACGTATGACTAAAGGTAACTTTGTAAATCAAGGTAAACCATATTCAAAAATAAAAGATGCACAAAAAGCACAACACTCAATGCAGTTTGAATCTCTTGATGAAGTTCTCTCTACTCAACAGCGGCTTGCTAAAGGTAGAAAGATGAGGATTTTAGCACCTCGGATTGCGCTTGGCAGAAAAAGAGCTATGAAAAGAGCTGCTGACCCCAAACGATTGAAGTCCCGTGCAAAGAAACAAGCCCGCAACACAATCTTTAAAAAACTATCAAAGGGTGTATCGCGGTCAGATATGTCCCCTGCACGAAGAGCAGAGATAGAGAAGCGTATTAATAAGATGGGTAACAGAATTGATCGCTTGGCTATCAAACTACTTCCCACTGCTCGTAAGATGGATAGAGATCGTCGTGCGTCCGCAAATAAGTCAGGTGAAAAAAAGTGATTAGCCGTTTTAGCCAGTACTTAGTTGAAGAAGAAAAAGTTGTTTATTTTACCTTTGGTAGAATGAATCCTCCCACTATTGGTCATGGTAAGTTACTGGACAAACTATCGTCTATCTCTGGCCGAGACCCTTATAAGATATTTGTTTCTCAAACCCAAGATGCGAAAAAAAACCCTCTATCTTATTCAGATAAGATTAAGAGCGTGCGGAAGATGTTCCCAAAACATGCCCGTAGTGTAATGATCAACAAGAAGGTCAGAACCGCTATGGAGGCTGCTACTTTTTTGTACAATCAAGGCTTCCGTAAGATTGTTATGGTAGTGGGATCTGATCGTATCCGCGAGTTTGATGTTCTGTTGAACAAATATAACGGTAAAGATTCTAGACATGGCTTCTACAATTTTATGAGTATTAAAGTTGTTAGCGCTGGTGAGCGCGACCCTGATGCAGAAGGTGTATCGGGGATGTCTGCGTCCAAACAGAGAGAAAATGCTGCTCAGAACGACTTTATTTCATTCTCGCAGGGCGTTCCTTCATCCATGAATACAAAAGATTCCCGCGCAATGTTTAATGCTGTTCGTAAAGGTATGGGTCTGAAAGAAGAAAAATCATTTAAGAATCACGTTGCACTGGAAACTGTATCGCTTGCCCGCGAATCGTTTGTTGCCGGTACACTGTTTGAGCTAGGCGACTCTGTGGTTGTGAAAGAGAGCGAAGAAGTATGTACGATTGCTGTGTTAGGATCTAACTATGTCATCGTAGAGATGTCAGACGGCAAACGATTGCGCAAATGGTTAGACGCTGTTGAGCTAGTTGAATCCAAGAGTGGCAGACAACCTGACTACGGCACCCCAGAGTCCACTAAAGCAGCCAAGAAAATAACTCCTGGCCAAGCTGGTGAACAAACAGAAGAAGGCAAAGGCCTTTGGCACAACATTCATCAAAGACGTAAAAAAGGTCTTCCTCCTAAGAAACCAGGACAGAAAGGCTATCCAAAGACTTTAAACATTGAAGCGAAAGATCCACTTGATCTTGCTAAGCAGTCAATAGATAGAGAAAAAAATAGAGACGCTGTTAAGCACGATAAAATTCTTGACCGTGCTAGATTAGCATTGGCTAAAAATAAAAATAAAGAAACAAAGCCACGCCTAAAGGGAACAAGCACATGAAAACTTTCACTGAGCTAAAGGAGAAAACTCTTACAAATGCAGAAAAAAGAAAGCGTGAAGAGATTGCTCGTGCGATGGAGCGCGAGAATCCTGACATGGATATGGATAAAAAAATGGCTATCGCTACTGCTACTGCTAAGCGGGTTGCAGAGGCTGGGGAAATGGTTCGGGCAAAAAGTGCAGACAAAAAGCCAGAATTAGTAACACTGCCGGACGGTAAGAGAGTAATTCGGATGGTTCCTGCCCAAAAGAAACAAGTGGTAGAGAACTATGGGAACTGGGAACACAAAGAACCTGTAGAGTATGCAAAACATCTTCAGAAGACATTTGGTTCTCCAAATGAAATTACAAATTCACAATTGTGTTGGTTCAACAAAGATGGTTTCAAGAGAATAGTAGTCAAAGATGAATACATTCTACACGCATCTCCTGCACCACATTATGACTTTATATACTGTTATGTTGATCTTCAAGTACCAGCAAAGTTTGGTAGTATATTAGCTGAGTCTAGTGGTAGTATAATGATTGATTACCTCAAAGGTGAAGTTGGTGCTCGATGTGGCTCTTTAACTGCAAACGCTACTACACTAAACTATGTGATGGATGTGGTTTCTGGAAGAGTAACACCATCTAAGAAAGAGTATGAAAAGCGTATTCTATCAATGCAAGCTATGTTTAACTCTGGTAAAAGATATACTACAGATTGGTGGCCTGATGATACAGGCGATGCAGATCCTAAAAGTAAATATTATGCTGAAGGAAATCACTTAAATGTATGTGGTTGTAATCTACATGAGACACCACATGCTAAAGAATTCATTAAAGCAGGCCACCAATCTGGTAAAAGATATACTACAGAAAGCGAAGGTCGCATTGACTCTGTTGGGGTCAAGGGGTATAATAAACCTAAGCGTACACCAGGTCATCCCAAGAAGAGTCATGTGGTTGTTGCTAAAGATGGTAACAAGGTCAAGACAATTCGGTTTGGTGAGCAGGGAGCGTCAACTGCAGGTGATCCTAAGAAAGGTGAATCTGATAGAATGAAGATGAAACGGAAATCTTTTAAAGCCCGACATGGTAAGAATATTGCTAAGGGTAAGATGTCTGCAGCGTATTGGTCCGACAAAGTCAAGTGGTAAAATAAGGTGATTGGTAATGGATGATACGATATTACACGACGAT